CCGGGTTGTTTGACTCTAGCTTTCGCTAGAGTTTACGTTCGTTTCTTAACCAAGGAGTCCATAGATGTTGAACGGGAACGGAAAGAGCTTTGCGGTGATCTTAATTAAGGTCATTCACATTACCCTAGACGTCCTTGTTCTTATCGTTGGACTCTTTACTGGTCGAGATCCGAAACGGTCCGGCAGCGCCGGAGGGTTGGTTAGTGCTGCTCGTCGAGCTGCTGACAGACGTAAGTCTGTTCGCGGTCCTTCGAGTAGTTTCTATACTGCCTCCCGTCCTGCTGAAAAGAATCGCTTAGTCGCGATTCTTTCTGCAGTAGGAGTCGTTATTATCCTCTGGTTTTGGGCGCTTATTTATTTGGCGCTTATTATCGGAGGTGTTTGATGGCAACCTACACGCAGGTGTTCGCGAGCTTAATCGCTCGGGTTACTCCCTACCATAGTCCCTCCTTACCTTTTTACCATAAGGCTCACCTACTCGTTGCGCTTGGTAACTGGAGACGGTATGAAATTCCTCTTTCTGGCAGTGGATCGCCAGTTGAGCTTTTCAAACGCCGTTTCATAGTTCCCACACGAATGCGAGTAGTTGTCCATTTGGTATTCAGTCAGGCAGTTACTGGTAGAGAGGACTATCTCACGTTCTTTAGAGTTTGGTTCCCGTATGGCTGGTACCCTAGTGGAGACGATTGGATGTGTAAGTTCTTGGAGGCTCCGAATTTCATTCGGTTCCAACAGGTTCCTTACATTATCCCTCCTTCTCTTCCTCGAGTGCGAGCGCGGGTTACTCCTTTCTCTATGCAACGTGCGACGAACCAACAACTTGTGCATAATGCACGGGTTGTATCCTCGAAGGCGTACAAATTATCGTCGCCTGCGGTTTCGAAAGTTTACGGTCGTTTTTCAAATGCAAATCCTAGACCGAATCCGGAGACTCGTAATTCCTCCTTTATCGGCGGTCAAGAAGCTCTTTTATTTGGTAATCAGCCCGTTCCTTGGAATGGGCAGATTTTCCCTTATCAGAGCTTCAACCGCTCCTATAGTGGCGTTACGACCCCTGGTTTTCGGACTATGAAACGCGCTAAGTTTCCGGAAAATCCGTATCACTTAGTTTTGATCATGACCGATGATGGACAGGCTTACCACCTTTTAAATCAGAAAGTGAGTGGCCAGTACGGCACTTACTTCTCATTTTCTTGTGGCTTGACGTCCAATTACTTTCAATTTCCGCGACCGGATCCTACTCATAATGAGGATGCTTCTAACCTTGCCATTCGCAGAGCAATCGCTAACGCTGAGTTAGATTTACAATCTAACATTGCCCAAGACTTGGCACAGTTTGGTCAGACAACTAGAATGATTGCTGATACAGCAACCCGTCTACGTCTGGCTATTACTGCGACTCGTAGAGGTCAATTTTCAACTGCAGCGAACGCTTTGTTTCATGGTAAGCCGAAACGTCAAAATAACATTCCCATCGGTTCTCCTTCCAAAACTAAATCTCTTGCCAATAATTGGCTTCAGATGCAGTATGGTTGGAAACCTTTGCTTATGGATATTGACGGTTCGATGCGTGCCCTGGCCAATTATATGGTTCAGAGCCCGCAAGTTAGAACGGTACGAGGGTCTGCAACTAAGAAAACTATTCTTCGGGGTCAACCTACCCAGGCTGGCGTCGCTCTTTCCGATCTTGGAGTGTACGAAATTTGTACATCCACAACCGTTAAGTTTGGCGTTAGCTATGGTATAGACGCCCCGTTGACAACATTCTTGTCGCAGACAGGTTTTACAAATCCCATAAACCTTGTATGGGAAATTCTTCCATATTCTTTCGTGGTTGACTGGTTCCTTCCAATTGGACCATACCTTGAAACGCTTTCAGCGTGGCATGGTACCGCCTTTGTTGGAGGGTTTAAAAACAGTTTTACACGTCAGAATATAACCGCATCTGTCTATTTCGAAAAGAGACCTGACCCACCCAATCCTAACAATTATACGCGTTCGGGACGAGGAAGTTTCAATAGGGAATGGATTATTCACGATCGTGCGAAACTTTTAGTTCCGCCGACTGTGTCTTTTCCTACTCTAAAGAATCCTTTCTCTATCACGCATGCGGCTAATGGTTTAGCTTTGCTTAGGTCAGCCTTTAAGAGATAGTCAAGGCAGATGCACTACTTTGATTGAGATCAAGGAGTTGTCAAATGGCTGCTATTGCATCCATCAAAGCGTCGACAATCCTCGGTACCGTCGTCAGAACGACTTCGGCCACCGTTGGTGTTGATAAGACGTTCGACCCTGAGGGGTTTATACTCCCCGGTGTTGCGCGATGGGTAGATCGGAGTGGTGGTATTGCTCTTCTCTATCCTGCTTTTACTATGTCCGTCCGTCCGCCTACTAAGGCGAGCCGTATGTACAAAGTGACGGCGAAGGTGGTTCTCCCGACCGCTGAAACAGTAACGGGCTCTACGCCGACCGGGTTCATCCCGGCTCCGACGGTTGCCTATTCCTGTCAGGCGATCATGGAGTTTCTGCTACCGGAGCGTTCGACTCTTGCTGAGAGGAACATTTTTCTCAGCCTGGTTCGATCGCTCTTCATCACAACAATTAACGCTAGCGATGACGTTCCGACTGATTTGTCGGGTACGCCTCTCGTTGGTGCTATTACTGTGAATGACCAGCCGTTCTAATTCAGCCGGCTCGAAAGAGCCGCCTGGTTAGGCCGACTAGAGGTTTCATTAACTCTAGGAGAATACCATGTCTTTTCCAAAGCATGGTTCTGGGGCTCTTTCGAGCCTTCGAACCTTCCGCGTAGCACCAGAGGTAACCTCTGCTGCGATTCTAGACTTTCTTGAGGCACTTGATTGCCCTCGTAGCCTTACGGCTGCAATTCTCTTCAGAAATGAAGAGTTTGAGCAGCTTGTAAAGTTGGAGTGCGATCCGATCTTGTACTGCAAAGTTCAAGATTTCCGTGATGCTTACTCTGCTACTAAATTCTTGTCAAAATTCAAAGA